AGTAATCACTTACAAGCATATCTTCAATGTCTGCTTTAGTGTCACCAGTTACACCTGTTTCACCATAACGTGCATCAGCAAATAAGATACCATCTTCTGAAGTTTGGTCTGCTACATCAACAGCCGTCCATTCTAGATTTAAGCCATCGTATTTGTAAATCTTTTGTCCATAAGTTTCAGTGTTGCCTGAGTCAATCCAAAGATCACCATTTACTAGTGAAGTTCCGTCTGACTGTTGTGTAGGCTCAGTTGCTGAAACAATAGGGCCTTTAGGATCAGCATCACTATATACTTTGTTATAGCCTCTCCATGTAGTACCATCGTGTACCATAATATCTACTTCATCAAGTGTAGTATTATACCATAGTGTTCCATCTTCTGGATCACTTGTAGGTGCACCTGCTTTTGCTTCATAACTTAATGGCTTCCAGTTAGAAATAACTAGGTCTTCACTTGCTTCGCTACCAGCGTCATAAACGTTGTCAACTGAACTTGTAAAGCCTGCTGTTGCTAATGGAGTACCATTACCATCTGTTAATCTAATTTCGCCGCCAACTGTGTGACTAATTTTAACATTTCCGTTTGCAGTAACTTCTGCAACTACGTTTGTTAATCCTGCGTCACTAATTGCTTCAACTAGTGCATCTGCATCAGTACCTGTGAAACTTACACTTGCACTTGTAAATGCTGTTGCACCTGCTGTTGTTTCAGCGATTGTAAATGTTTTTGTACCAGCACTAATAGTTGGATTAGAAACACTACCAGTTGCACTTGTAGGACTTGGAATTAGTCTTCTGTGCAATTTGAAGTCTGCAATTTGTTTTGAGTCTTCAGTTGTGTTTGCTAAAGCAAATAATGTTCCAGTTGGAATATTTTTTCCACCTTCTGAATCAAGTGCTTTGATTGCTTCTGCCGCACTGTTGTAAATTGGTGTTTCAACAGTTGACCATAAGCCTGTACCTGTGCTGTACAATTTAACTTTTAAACTTGCACCTAAGTTAGGTGTAGTAGTTTTCATATAAACAGAACCAGTAGGTCTTAAACCACTGTAACCTGTTCCACCAACTTCAACCCTATCAGTTGCTCTCCATAATGGAACTGAACTGTGTGCTGAAATTTGTAATTCCGGTGAATGGAAGTATCCTGCTGTAATACCCAAGTCAGTTAAAATTTGTCCTGACCCTTCTTCAATTAAAATCGCACCGTCAGTAGTTGTACCATCTGTGCTTGAAGTTCCGTCTGAGTAGATTTTAACTCTATCATTAGCATCAAGTTTAGCACCAACACCTGGAATAGCCGCATCGTTAATTGCTTCTACAAATGTTGCTGGTGTTGCACCTGCATTGTTAACCTGTGTATTATTAATAATAACGTTTGTGCTTCCTAACGCACTTGGTGTTAGTGTAGCAGTAATTGTTGGCCAACTTGTTTTCCAAGTAGTTGAGTTCCAAGTAGTTGATGAAGCAAATCCTACTGCATCAAATGCTGACTCGTCATATGAACCAACTTGTACCCAAATGTTATCTTCATTTTTGTACCAAACTTTGTTTTCTGTATTCCAAGTAACAACAGCATAGTCGCCTTTTGCGCCAACGCTTCCTTTAACACCTGTGTATGTTGCACCACTTACTCCTGTAAGATCTGATGATGCACCAATAACAGTTGGTGTTTTACTTGTAAATGTTTGTGTAGAACCATTCCATTGGAATAATCCATATAAAGAATCGTCAGTGTCGAACCAATAAGTTCCGTCTGCTGGAGCACCTGCTGGTGCATCGTTTGATCCTTGTAATTTTCCTAAGTCTACATTCGCTCTTACAACATACGCTCTGTTAGCCACGCCTAGGTATGAATAAGCCGCCTGTAAACCATACTCATTTAATTCGTTACCATGTAGTGGGTTATTAGAAGTGTCTGTATAGAAAGTTGGATTACCAAAGGTTTCTGTTAACTCTCTCTGACTGGTAATTAAGTAAACTTTATTTTTGTTTGATGCTAGTGTACCTGCCGCAGTTCCTGTCCCTGTGCCTGATGGTTTGCTTTCAGCAGTAGCAACAACAATTAAAGGTGTTGTAGCACCAGCGGCTGGGGTATAGAAACTTTCATCGATTACGCTAACTTCAACTCCGGGTGATGATAGTGCCATGTTATATACTCCTTGTATGGTTTTAGTATTTCTAAAAGTATTTATACAGATCTAGGAAAAATGCTACTTAATATACGTATGAAAAGGGGTTGAAAAGGGCGTGATAAATACAGTTATGACTAGGTCTTTATGTAAGCAATGCAAGAAACGCCCAGTTGCTATTAACTATTACAAGGGCAAAAAACCATACTATAGAAGTAAATGTGATCGTTGTGCTAGTGGCAGATCACCCGGAATACCGTTTTGGCATAAAGCAGGATATCGTCAAAAAGACAAGTGTGATAAGTGTGGGTATTCAAGCAAACACACTGAACAGTTCAATGTGTATCATATAGACGGAAACTTAACTAATTGTAAGCATAGCAACTTAAAAACTATTTGTGCTAACTGTCAAAGAATTATGCAAAAAACAGGTGTTACTTGGAAGCAGGGAGACCTAACACCTGACTTCTAACAGCGTTACCTAAATCTTCTAAAGTTCCATCATTCTCAATAACACCGTCAACTTTTTCACCTACCCAAGCATATTCACTAATATGCACATCTGGGTGTTGATCTTTCATCTTATCAGTAAGTATCATATTCTTAGTAACTAGTGCTTCTTTATTATGTTCGTTTTGTTTAATAGCATCATCGAACCATATAGGATCAGGCCCACGTTTGATACGGTATACTTTACCACGCAGTCTTTTGATCATTTTAATTTCGTTAGGGAAACGTACATCGCTAATAACAGCATCTTGCTTCATTTGTAGCAGTTTGCTTTCTAAACTAGCAATCCATATATCGTCATGAAAACCTTTACGTAGAACATCTGTACCCCAATATTGCAATACCCAACGTGGAGTAAGTTTTGGCATTTCTAGTTTTTCTGCCCACCATTCATCTACTTCTTCACGCCATGCACGTGATTCTTCTGTGTTTCCTTCTAGTGCTTCTCGGTCCCAACCAAATACAGCAGAAACAGCATCTTTAAGTGTAGTGGCAAAACTAACACGTTTATACCCACCTTCGCTAACAAGGGTGTCAGCACAGGTATCTTTTCCAGAGCCAATCAGGCCAACGAAACCAACGATCATAGTAAGTTTATATATCCCATGTAAAAGTTTATTATATGCTAGGTGAATAAAAAAGTCAAGTGTTTTTATCCAATAACAAACGATAATGGAGTAGAACCGTCAACATAATTTGCCAAATCTTGTTCTAACTTCTCAATATCCGATTGTGCATCCGCTTTGAGTGCGTCTCCGTTTAATGAAGTACCTCCTTGCGGTGTTGAAATTGTAGCAAATTTGCCACGTGCTTCACCAATCATGTATTTGCACGTTGCAAGTGTATAATCTTTTAACCATTGTCCTGCATAAGGATCACTTAGTAAAATAAAGTCTGGTCGTTGATTGTACACCGCTAACATAACTTCTTCATCGCCTCTAGGTCTTTGCATTATTGTTAGTTTGTGATTAACTGGATCAAATTTAAAGTTAATAAAAGAGCCAAACATTTTACCTACAAGTTCTTGATATCCAGCAAAGGCCATATAAGTTGCCAACCCGCCCATTTGCGTAGAACTTAATAGATAGGTGTTTGTGTATGCAAGGTTGAATGGTTCAAATATTGTACCACCTTGACCACCACCGCTTCTTGACCCAATACTTCTGCGAAACACTTCTTTGACACTTTGTATTTCATTTGGAAGTATGTAATCGTTAGTGTCCTCTTTTAATTCTAAAAATGCGTAAGATTCTTCTACAGCATTTTCTGCTCTTTGTCTATATTTGCCAAGTGCTTTCTCTAGTGCTACTTCGTAGTGATCAACATCTAGTTCAACGTCAATCATACCGTCACCTAGCAACTTCTTGACGTAATTAAACAGTTTTGTTTTTGCGGTATCTAATTGTGTGCTCATGCTATTATTTATTCGATCGTCATTCCAATAAATACATTTGTTATGCCCAGATTAAGTTTATACAAACCGGAGAAATCCGCTGATTATCGCTTTATAGACAAGACTGTATATGAAGCATTTCAAATCGGTGGAACAGACATATTTGTTCACAAATATGAGGGTCCTGTTGAGCCAGGTGTAGGAACGCCAACTCAACCCAAAGGAGTAAGTGATATTCCTGAGACTAAAATACAGGATTTATTATTTTTAGAAAATCGTGATAGAAAATATTCAGACGATGTTTATACATTGCGTGGTATTTACAATGTACAAGATTTAGATTTTGACTTATCACAGTTTGGAATGTTTTTACAAAACGATACCGTGTTTATTACATTCCATCTAAACAGAAGTGTTGAGTCGATTGGTAGAAAACTTATGAGTGGCGATGTATTAGAACTACCGCACTTGGCAGATGACTATGCACTAAATGATTTCCAAGTATCACTAAAACGATTTTATGTAATTGAAGATATAAGTCGTCCTAGCGAAGGCTTTTCACAAACTTGGTATCCACACTTGTTAAGAGCAAAATGCAAACCAATTATGGACAGCCAAGAATTTAAAGATATTTTTGACAAAGAGTCAGGCGAAGAAGGCAAGAATTTACGTGATGTGCTTTCAACATATGAAAAAGAAATGCAAATTAACGAACAAGTAATTGCACAAGCAGAGGCTGATGCACCAAAAACAGGATACGATACAAATCAATATTTTGTTGTACCTACTGATGATGCCGGTGACGTTAATATTACAGATGATGGCAGTTCAACGCCAACTCTACAAACACCAAGTGGAAACTATTATATTGCATATGGTGGCGGGGACGGATTACCAGCAAATGGTTCACCATATACATTTGGTACTTCTTATCCTAGCAGTCCTGATAAAGGTGCATATCATTTAAGAACAGATTACTATCCTAATAGACTGTTTAGATATGATGGCAATCATTGGATTAAAGTTGATGATGGTGCAAGAATGAGTCTTACTAACACTGTACAAAATAGTGTTGTTAATGAATTTACAAACAATACAGAGACATATACAAATAGAAAAGGTAACACTCAACCAGAGAAACAGCCTTTGTCAACTGCATTGAAACCTGAGGCAGACGCTTAATGGAACATTTTTACGACGGACAAATTAGAAGATTTGTTACACAATTCATTCGTGCATTTAGTAACTTTAGTTACAAAGACAATGCTGGTACTTTAAGAAAAGTGCCTACTAGTTACGGAAACTTAACACGTCAAGTAGCACACATTATAAGAGATAATTCAGAAAACAAAGTTATTAGTGCACCTCGTATTGCTTGTTATATTACAGGGTTAGAGTATGCAAGAGAACGTGTACAAAGTCCAACACACGTTGATAAAGTTCATATTAGACATAGAGAATATGATGATGCAACAGGAACTTATAAAGACTTGCAAGGCGTCGGTAACACTGTAGAGCGTTTAATGCCTGTACCATTTACACTAAGAATGAAAGCAGATATTTGGTCAACTAATACAGATCAAAAATTACAAATTATGGAACAAATACTTGTTCTATATAATCCTGCACTAGAAATACAAACAACAAACAACTATGTTGACTGGACTTCACTTAGTTTAATTGAACTAGCAAGTGTAAACTATTCAACTAGAAGTATTCCGCAAGGAACTGAAACAGAAATTGACATAGGCGAAATGGAATTTACAATGCCTATATGGATTACACCTCCGGCTAAAGTTAAAAAACTTGGTGTTATTGAAAAAATTATTATGAATATTTTCGATGAAAGCGGAAGTATCAGTGACGGAATTATTGATGCAACTATACCAACAGCAACAGTTGTTAAGTCACCAGGCGATTATAAATTACTAGTTCTAAATAACACAGCACGTTTGTTACATGCACATGAAGGTGTAGATGAAAGTAAAACTGGAACGTTTACTACAACCGGAGATCCGATAAGTTGGTTTAAATTACTAGATCAATATCCTGGTAAGTTTACTGCTGGAACAAGCACTATTAGACTTACAAAAAGTGACGGCAATGAAGTTGTAGCAACAGTTAGTCTGAATCCAACAGACGATACACAAATGGTATTGTCTATTGATAGTGATACTGTACCTGCAAATACAACACTTGTAGACAGTGTAAACAGTAGAGGAACCGTAGATGCTATTATTGATCCTACAACTTTTGCACCTGATTATACTACAATAACAGCAGGAACAAGGTATTTGATACTTAATGATATAAATCCAAATGTAAAAGGCGACAGTTCTGATGCTAATGCTAATGCTTGGCAAAATGCTGATGGTTCAATATTCAAAGCAAACCAAAACGATATTATTACTTGGAACGGTAATAGTTGGGAAAAAACACTAGATGCAAGTGGCTCAAACGACGGAGCCGATTCTGCTTCATCACCAGACCCAGTGTACATAACTAATACATATACTGGAATTCAGTACAAGTGGGAGAACGGATCTTGGCTGAAAAGTTTTGAAGGTGAATACGAGGCAAATGAATGGAGACTAGTCCTGTAAAAGACATAATTTGTAGTGGTGCATTATTTTTTGCAAAAAGCACCGGCAAATTTTTATTTCTACAAAGAACAAAACATAAAACAGCAGGCCAATGGGGCCTAGTTGGTGGTATGAGTGAAGAAGGTGAAACGCCTTGGAAAGCACTCGAACGTGAAATCAAAGAAGAAATTGGTGAAACTCCTAAATTTGAAAAAATTATTCCATTAGAGTTATTCACATCCAAAGATCAAAAATTCTTTTTTCATACATATATTGTAATTGTTGAAAAAGAATTTATTCCTGTACTAAATGAAGAACATAGCGGTTATGCTTGGACAAACGCAAAAGATTATCCAAAACCGTTGCACGTTGGATTACGTAATACCCTTCAAAATAAAGTAAATCAAACCAAGATTGACACAATAGTAGAAATAGTAAAAAGTTTATGATTAAAGTAATTGGCGATATAATGCTTGATCGTTGGATTCTCGGCTCAGCAGATAGAATGAGTCCAGAAGCACCCGTACCTGTACTAAAAGAACAATCACAAGAATACAGTGTAGGTGGTGCAGGAAATCTTGCTTTAAACCTTGCAAATTTAAGTGTAGACGTTAGTTTACATGGTGCAGTAGGTAGTGACAAAGAAGGTTATAAAGTCATCGAATTACTAAAAGACTGTAACACACTGACCAGTAATGTTTCATTTGATAATGAATTAACAACAACAAAAACTAGGCTTGTAGGTCAAGGCGGCCAACATATCCTACGCTGGGATAGAGAAACACACTATCAAGGTGACACAAAGAAATCACTTAATATTAATAATGACGATGTAGTTGTAGTAAGTGATTACAATAAAGGTATTGTTGATCTAGAACTAATGAACAGTTTAAAAGATGTAAAGGTGTTTGTAGATCCAAAACAAATGCCACAGATGTACAAAGATTGTTTCTTAGTAAAACCTAATATGTCTGAATATAACAGTTGGTTTGGAGAGTTTGATATTGCAAAAGCAAAGCAACATCTAGTTCAATTTAACTGGGAATGGTTGGTTGTTACTGATGGTGCAAACGGTGTGCATGTTATAAACAAAAAAGACCATTGGCATTTTAAAGAAGATGTTAGAGAAGTTGCAGATGTTACTGGTGCAGGAGATACTTTTTTAGCAGTGTTAGTATACGGCCATGTTATTAAAAACATGAATATCCAAGATAGTTGTAAATTAGCCTGTTATGCAAGTGCTAGAAATGTTGAAAAAAGGGGAGTACATCCTGTAAGTTTTGAAGATTTGTACAGAGGTGTTGTATGGACAAATGGTGTATTTGATATACTACATCCAGGACATTTAGAACTACTAAAGTATGCTAAAAATTTAGGACAAAAATTAATTGTAGGTATTAATGATGACGAAAGTGTAAGACGTTTAAAAGGTGAAGGTCGACCTGTAAATGATTTTTTAACACGAAAACGTCAATTAGAAATGCTACCGTGGGTAGATGAAGTTGTTGTATTTGCAGAAGATACGCCTCAAGAAATTTTAGAAAATATTAGACCTGATATTATTGTAAAAGGCGGTGACTATACAAGAGAAACAACAGTTGGTCATGAATTAGCAGAAGTAAAAATATTTCCTACAATTCAAGGTCATAGCACAACAGATATTATAGGAAGGATCAAAGAATGATTGTTGAAGCCTATTTGCCTAACTGGAAAGACTACGAGGAAATTTATAATGAATGGTCAGAAAAGAACAAAGAAAATTACAACACAGATAGTACTACTGTAGGATTTGATATTGGACAACCAGGTATACCTAATGCGTTTGATTGGAAAATAAAAGAAGATTATAATAAAGCAATACAAAGTATTATACCTAATTGGAATTTTGGAAAGATATTAAACATCTGGGGTGTATATTATAGAGATTTTGGATATCAAACATTGCATAGACACAACCAAGACAGTGTTGCTACAATTTTATATTTTGATACACAACCCGAAGAAGATAAGTTGACAACACTAAACGGTTTAATGTATACTATATATGACGATGTTCATAGAACGTTTAAGCCTGAACCAGGCAAATTAATTTTAATGAACTGGGACGTATGGCATGGAGTATATCCTGCTAAAGAGCCTAGAAGAAGTTTTATGGTGGACTTTGCTACATGAATATATTAATGACAGGAGACGCTGGATTTATCGGTCAAAATCTAGCATTTTATCTAGTTGACCGTGGACACAACGTTGAAGGATTTGATTGGAAAGGCCCTGATGTTTTGCCTAATCCGGAAAAATTTGATTGGGTAATACACCTAGGTGCTATTAGTTCTACAACAGAAACAGATGTAGAGAAAGTGCTTAAACAAAATTATGAATTCACAATGAATCTGATTCAAATATGTGATAAGTTTGGTGTTAACATGCAAATAGCAAGTTCTGCTAGTGTATACGGTCCAGGTTTAGACGGATACAAAGAAGATAGTAAATGTTTACCTCAAAGTCCTTATGCATGGAGCAAGTATCTTATTGACAGATTTTTAGTTGAAGCAGGTATCTACAATAAAGAGTTTAACATGAACATTCAAGCGTTTAGGTACTTTAATGTATATGGGCCAAAAGAAGAACACAAAGGTGACCAAGCAAGTCCTGTACACAAATTTACTGAACAAGCCAAAAAAGATAAAGTGATAAAAGTTTTTGAAAACAGTGACAACTATGTTAGAGATTTTATTTGTGTAAGTGATGTATGTAGAGTACACGAAAAAATGCTTTCACAAGATACTAGCGGAATATTTAATGTTGGTACAGGAACAACTACAAGTTTCCAAAGTGTTGCTGATACTATTGCTAGTAAGTTTGGAGCAACTATCGAAACTATTCCCATGCCAGAAAAATTAAAAGGTCAATATCAAGAATATACTTGTGCAGACTTAACAAATTTAAATAAACATTGTAAAATAGAAGACTATATGACAGTTAAGGAATACATTAATGCCTACTAATAGACTAAGTGGAAAAGTAGATAAAGGTTGGGGATATGAACTAATCTTTGCTACTAATGACAAATACTGCGGAAAAATACTTTTCTTTGAAAAGAAAGGTGCTAAATTTTCAATGCACTTTCACAAAGAAAAAGATGAAACTTGGTTTATTAACAATGGTAAATTTTTACTACGTTATGTGGATACAGCAAAAGCAGTAATGTTTACAAAAGAATTAGGACCTGGAGATGTTTGGAGAAATCCTCCACTAATGCCACATCAACTAGAAGCGTTAGAAGATAACTCTAGTCTTACAGAAGTAAGTACACCAGACAGTGTGGAAGATAATTATAGAATTATTCCTGGTGATTCACAAAAAGAAGAAGATAAAACTACTTAGTCTTATTTTTAATCCAACGATAAGCCGCATAGGCTAATAATAGCACAACAATAGTACCAATACCATCTACCCACGATGTTTCGTTCATTGCTCTAATTAAATCTGCTGTAATTTCCATTATGCTTGTGCCTCTGACCAACGTAAAATAATATTACCTGTTGTATCACTACCTGACGTCTTGAACACGTTAATCGCTAACACGTCTGGTCCATTCGGGAATGTA